CATTTTTGAAATATCATTATTTGCTGGATTTTGAATACTGTTAGATCCTGTAGGAGTATTATTAGCATTTGCTGATCCCGCAAGAGCCCCACCTGCAGCTCCGATAACAGCTCCGGCGGAAGAATTTGGAGTATAGTCACCGGTAGCTCCTTGTTGTGCATTTCTTAAATAAGCTCTGTGTGCTCCTCTAGACCAAGTAGTCCAATGATGATATCCACCCTTTGCTCCGAGCTGTCCTCTTTTTAACATCAATGCTGCACGAGCATTAGTCATTGGATCTTTTAACTGACTCATATCAGTTATTCCTAATCTACGCATTCGATCAGGACCAATGTTTCCTATCATATTAATTTGCCAAAGACCATAGGAATTATCTCTTCCTTTACCGTTATATATCCTTGGATTTCCTCCCGATTCTGGTTGAGATATAGCTCCTAGTGTTCTAGCTTCTTCTTCAGTTCCGCCTGCCTGTCTAATTAATGCAGCTGCATCTGCAGCAGTGTATCTCTTTAGATTACTAACATCTTGACCATTTTGATTTTGATATTGCTGACCTTGAGCTTGTGTCTGTGAATTAGCTGTTTGTGATCGATTTCCGTTATAGCCTTCTGGAGGACCGCCTACACGATTTAATATCCAATTAGCATCCTTACCTACCGACGCATAATTAGTATTTCCTTTAGCAGCTTGTCCTAATCCGACTGCGATACTATCTCCAACATACAACGCCTTATTTGCTTGACCACCTGTATTTTGATTTATTTGGTTAACAAGCGCTCCATATTCTTTTCCGTCAGGATGTACCTTATCACTGTTACCTTGGAAAGTATAAGTTGGCAAATTGTATTTCTGTGCTATAGCCCTAGCAACTTGTGCCGGGCCTTGGCTAAACTGATGTTCTTGAGAAGTTCCCCCGTGCACCGAATCACGGGGAATAATCATATGTACATCATGTCCTCTTGCTTTTAGATTAGCAACAGTAGCTTCTATCTGCTGATAGTACTTCCTGGGATCCTGATTAAAGTTATTCGTACCAGTACTTAGGATCACTGGTGGAAGATTATCAGCCTCTAATAGAGTCTCTGCAGACTCTACGAGATTTATTAGTTTACGAAAGCTGTTCATTCTTAAACTTCTCGAACTCTGATTTTAGATCTCGAAGCACACGCTCACTTACCTGCTGCATCGGATTGTCACCTTTGGATACCTTAGGATAGGTCTTCTTAGGACTATTTAATCCTCCAGCTAGCATCATGTTCATATAATCAACATCCTTGTATCTCGGATTTGGCTCGTTAGCAAATTCTTCTTCCATACTACCATCTGGTCTGCCAACTCCGCCGCTTGCATCTGGTTCCTTGGCAGTAGTTGCATTAGGTTCTGGTTTGATATCAAAACCGCCGCTAGCTCTTTTTTCAGCATCTGCTGCTATCCTAGGAGCCACTGCTGCTTTAACTTCATCAGATGATGCATTGGTATTAGTAGTAGGAACTGCCGCAGGAGGAGGTGTTGGAGTTTTTTCACTAGCACCATTTGTCGCAGCATTAACAGTTTGTGACGGAGTTGAAGAATTAGGAGTTGTACCATTAACTCCAGGTTTTACTTGTAATTGATCTGGTCTGTAACTATTATCACCTACTTTTATCGCACCCGATTGTGCGGGAGTCGGTGGTCCTGGAATTTCACTTGCAGTAGGATCTGCAGCTTTAGCTTTATCTGCCATGTCTTTATCCCAGGCATTAAATGTATGAGGTATAGCATTTGGATCGGTTGTTTGCCCACCTAATGGATTTAATTTAGCATTATTAGGATTGGTATCAGGTTGCTGTGGTGAATTTTTTGTTGGATTGGTTGGCTGATCATTGAAACCATAACTACCTTGTGGATTGCCATTATTTTGGTTCATTAAGCTGCTCATAGCTCCACCAAATAAACTTGGTATCAGCTGCTGCATAAAACCGTTACCATTTTGCTGTTGATAGTATGGACGATTCCTACCACCGTCTCGGTCAAATCTACCTCTAGGATTTAGATTTGGCATACGCTGTGGTCCACGTTGTGGCCCACGTTGTGGTCCGCCAAATCCCCTATTACCAAATCCTTGTCCACCAAAGTTTGGTCTCATTGCAGGTGCTGACATCCTCGGTGCGGACATCCTTGATCCCCCGCTAGGACCGCGCTCATCTAGTTGCTGTATACCTCTAGCGAGATCTTTGATTCTCTTGAGTTCAGTATATTCTGCTAATAGTTGATCATACTCTGCTTTTTTAATTCTGTATTGTTCAACAGCAATAGTATCTGGTTCTCTAGGTTTAGCTTGTGCAGCTGGAGCGTTTTGAGTTTTAGGGGCAGCATTACCGGTAACTCCGCCAATGCCAAAACTTCCGCTAGCCGACGGTCCTGTTGCTTGTGCTACTGTTGGTTTTGCAGCAGGTGCTTGTGCCGTAAATCCACTAGGTGCCATGTTTGCTGCACCGCCGCCTACTTTAGGAGCTGTTGGTGTTCCTATCGGAGAAGCTGCTGGTGCTTTCGGTGCTGCTGGTGTTGCGGCTGCTGGCTTAGATGCGGCGCCTGCTGGTGCTGCACTCGTTCCTAAGTTTGCTGGGCGCGGCGGTGGTGTTGGTGTTGCTGCTGGCTTAGGTGCTCCACCTGTTGCTGCTGGCTTAGGTGCTCCACCTGTTGCTGCTGGCTTAGGTGCTCCACTTGTTGCTGCTGGCTTAGGTGCTCCACCTGTTGGTTCGCTTCTGTTTATAGCTTTATTATATTCCGGAGTACCTTTAGATGTTGCTGGATTATATGCTGTCTGGCCAGCGCCTAAATTCTTTTGTATATTTGCTGGATCATTTTTCCCCCCAGCAATAGCAGTTTTACCTTGTGCAGCATTCATATACTGACCTAATGTAGCATTTTGATTGCCAGTACTTTGTCTAAATTGATTCAATTGATCGGCACTAACTTTACCACCTGCACCAATAGTTGGTTTAAATGGTTGTGCAGCTCCAGCTGCTGGAGTCGGATTAGATTTTGGTGCAGCTGCGGGCATTTTATTTTGATCTGTGTCAGGTTCATTCATACCAATAGCCGCACCTGTAGCTGTTGGTGGAGAAGTTTTTGCTACGCCGCCACCTGGTAGATGCTCTGCTCCAGGTGCTTCTGCCCTATCAGGAGGAGTAAATTTAGTAGGTTCAACAAACGGTGCAGGGCGAGCTGGCGCAGGTGTTGGCCCGGGCCCATCTCTTTCTGCTGGAGAAGCATTTAACCCAGCTGCTTGTGATTGAGCTTGTCCTGCTGGGGTTGCTGCTTGCTGCGCTATGGCTCTACCAGCAGCACCTTGCTGAAATGATGTTAATGGCTCACCTGGTGGTGTAGCCTTAGGTGCATCTTTACCGCCCAACGCAGTTGGTGCAATCTTTTCATAACTTGATCTAGTATCTGCAGGAGCTGGAGATCCTGGATTTGGAACTGTTCCGGGTGCAAAAGTTTTTGCGCTGCCATTTCCAACCATTTTATCTTCTTCACTTTCTTCGTCAGTAATAGCATCGTGTTTTAGCCCAGCTAGCTTCCTCATATTATTCATTTCTTCATCAGTACTTTTGATCATGTCACCGATGGGATCCTTAGAGTCTGCTGATGGAAGTTTCATTTCTGGATTTGCCATCGGAGGAGCAGCAGCAGGAGCGTTTTTAGTATTTGGCACAGCAGGAGCAGAAGGTTCGCTAGCTCTCATAAATGGATTATTCGCTGTAACAGGATCTATATAATCTCTGCCGCCCTTCATTACGGTTCCCTTGGTACCTTCTTGATCCATAGGACCTTCATCTACATCTGCGTTCTTAACAACGTCAAGTGTCTTAACCATCGGCATGATAGGACCGCCCTTTGGCATCATATCTTGTGTAACAGGTTTCTGGCCTCCTACAGTAAATATCCTATTCATCATAGTAATGATGTCATCCGGACTATCACCATTGGCGCTCATATTAACGCTAACTGTCTCTCTGATATTGTTTGATTTCATGGTCTTACACCTTTAGGTTTAGGCATCTTCCTGTTAGCGAAGGGGCTCTTAGAATCTGCGTCTTTGTTTGATTGTTCCGATTGGCTAGCATCATTTGGCATCGACTTAGCTAATAGCTCGTCGTTTACACCTTTCCATTGTGTTAGCGTGTGTGTTTCTTTATTGAGTTCTTTTAGGAACGTCATCATATGCTTTTCGCCGACCATCTTCTGAGCATCGGATTCTGCATCACCCATGTCTGGATGCATCAGCATGATATCATATTTGCCGTTCTTAGCATAAGCTGCTGGATTGTCTTTGTCAGCCATCATCTTCTGGTATTCTTCGGTGGGATCATATTCGGTGCGCACTACTATCCTGCTATCAGGTATGTTAGTAGCTTCGCTCACATAATTCCTCAACACGTTTGAAACACAGGGATATTCTAAGCTGACTTCATATATATGTACTACTGAACTTTCATATTCTGGAAAATCTAGAGGCACTTTCTGTACTGGAGTAGTGCTCTTGTCCATGCTTACACAGCTGTATTTCTCTAGGCTGCTCCTCAGTGTCTGATCGAATTTTTCTGGGAGATCGCCGACGATCTTTATCTTAAAATCGTAATACTGTTTGCTCTCATAGAGGTATTGGCTAAAACTTTTCATGATTCGTGGTCCTTAAACTATTTATCTATCTTTTTGAGTTTTTCAAGCAAACTGTTGCGATCACTAATCACATAGTCAGTCACGTCAACAGCGTTGTCATCGCCCTTCTTGAGATCTTGATCTAGTTTCTGTTTCTTTAGCTGTAGATCTACGATCCTCAGCTTCTTATCTATCTTTGCTGCTTTAGCATCTATGGCATTCTTCATCATATTAGCAGCAGTCTCAAATATCTTGCTGCTATACCTCACTTCTACATTCATACCTAGATCCATTAGATCTTCGTAGGCTTTTAATGATTTATTTGCTAAGTCGTCAAACTCTTTGTCGCTGCTTGAACCTAAGCCATCTACTGTCGGTAATGCGAAAGCTACTTTATCAAACTGCTGTAGAGTAAGTTCGATCTCTTCTTGCTTGGCTATCTCTTTGCTGGCAGCTTTGATCTCTTTCTCTATAACCTTCATCTCTTCTTTGTGTTCTGGGAGATTTAGCAGCTCTTCTAGTTTTTTTGTCATACATTACTTATTTTCTTTTGCTGCCTTGGTGGAATAAATCATGCTCATTTACCACACGGAACCTAATACCTTTTTGTTTAGCCCAGGCGTGTGCAGCTTCCCATTTGGCCATGTTCTTCACATACTGTATCTGATTGACTGGATTCTTGCCTACTTTTTCCAACAGCTGATGATTGCTGGGTTTTATCTCTACTATTTCAGCGTGTTTCTTGCTATCTTTATCTGTATATACGATAAAGAAATCAGGAACGTATACAGTCGATCTATTCGTTACAGGACACTTGTATGGTATCTTTATGCTTTCACTAGCCCAATGATGTATGCTAGGATGTTCGTCACAGGCTTTCATAAATGCGAATTCCCAGCTGCTACGATAGTGAGGATCACTGGTTCCTACATATTTGTGTTGATTTTTGAGGGCATATTTTCCCTGCGCAAACTTTCCCATTAGGCTAGAATGTTCCTTATCTCAAAATCAAATAGATTAGTTTGATCTACTCTATTGGCCAATATACTGGTTGGTACTCTGTTATAGTTTAGTATCTCGATTATGATCTGGCTTAACTGTAATTCGTTAAGTCCTTTTAGTTTATCTAAAAGTTGGAACACGCTGATAGGCGGAGATTCTGCTTTTGCCTGTTTCATTAGTGTTGCAGCTAATGCTGCCGCTGCTGATGTTTCATAACCTCTGCTAGTAAAGAAACCCAAGACTGCATCAGTTTCCCCTGCAGGAAATGCTATAGGTTGGGCGTAATAGGTATCAAAGAAGTTTTTCATCTTTGATGCGCTATCGGTAGGTTTAGTATCAGCTGGTAAATTCGTCGTGCTTGTGTTCATCGATTATTTATATATCTGATGAATCAGACTTCGTACTCACCTGAGTTATCTTCTATAACAGGATCCGCATCAGCTACTTGGTCTGCTGGTGCTACAGGATCGTTTACAGCAACATCATTGGTGTTCTCTCCGCTGTCAGCGGCAGCAGCAGCTTCTGGATTAGGCGAAGGTGTATCTGGTTGTGCCTGTGCATCCATACTAAGAGAAGTATCTGATGCTCTATTTCCTTTATCATCCCAGGCCGACTTAACATTACCGTTCGCGTCTCTTGTAACACTTCCTGACACAAATCCATCTTTCTGATATGTTGTTATAGTCGTTCCATCTGGAAGTTTTGCAACCTGATCAACTGTTCCAGCTGATGATACTTTATCAGCCAAAGAACTAGCTGCTGTAGGCTGTGGTCCATTATTAGCTGCGGCTGGCGAACCAAAATTGCCAGCTGCACTGTTTGAATTTCCGCTAGAACCATCACCTGATGGTATCTGTGTAGGACCGGTGCCACTCCTAACAGTGTTAAATCCGCCTGTATTGTTATCTGTAGCGGCTGACGGATTATCTCCATTATTGGGTGCATCATAAACATCTTTGGCTGCTGCTCTATTATTATTATCGCCACTTGGATTACTAGGTGATGCTACACCATTCTCATCCGTCTGGTTCTGTGATTGATTAGAATTATTACTGTCAGTTAGCCCGTCGTTTCCTGAATTGTCAAACGCTCCGTTTAATAATCCTATACCGGCGTTTATCAATCCGGAAGCTGCTCCTGCAGCTAACCCAAATGCTATACCGTTTAAACCTCCTGCTTGTTGATATGGGGAGTTGCCATAGAAAGATCTAGAACCGTAACCAAACGGGGTACGATTACCTCTATCTAGATCATAAGGATATCGAGATCTACTGTTAGATGGATATTTGTTGAGAAGATCATTCGTCCTAACATCCCCAAATACTCCTTCCACACCTTCTTTGTTATATTCGTTTACAAGAGGACTAGGTATATTATCGTAATGCAATACCGCCCAACCAGTAGGATCATCTTGCTGTATAGTACCATTAGAATATAGAACAGCATCATATATGATGCTTAGTTTGTGGTTTATAGTACCTGCCGATTCGTCTTGATTGACTGCATCATGATCCCACTGTGTTATCTTTGGTAAACAGAGCAAGTAGCTGTTGAATTGATGCCTATTGATGGTGAATAGTTGTATGCTATAAAAGAAAGGCTCGCGGCTTTTGGATCCGTTGTCTAGTCCATATTGGAAAGGCCAGCGTGATTTGTTATGATAGGTATGTGATTGATAAGCTGCGGGAAATACATCACCATAAGGTCCGTAGTTGTTGTTCCTATCTCCGAAGTAGTATCCGTAATATGATGCCCAAAGAGAGTTAACGTTGCCATAGTTGTCGTCGTGCATTACCATATTGATCGGCATATAGTTTATCTTTTTGTAGATATGCGCTTTCCTATTGTATTGATAAAACGGTTCAGTATCTATCTGGAACTTAGGGAGATCGCTGCTCCTCACTAGATAGTTTAGTTCTAGTCCTGCTTTTGATTGCAAATCGGGTGCTACATTAGGATTGATATTGAAGACTACATAATAGAGGAATTTTACCTTAGGTGCCAGTCGGAAGTTGTCATCTACATATAATCTAGAAGCGTGCTGATAATCTCCCAGGTTGCCCTTGTCACCTGTGATAGTGTTACCTAAGTAGCCGTCGAATTTATTTGCCATATAGTATTTATACCACAAAAAAAGACCGGATTTTTCCGATCTTTTTTAAACTAGAAATTTCGTTATTTGTATTAGCCGGCACCAGTCGAAATAGCGCCAACAGTACGACCAACATTAACACCGATACCAGCACCCTGTGGAGTCTGTATAGCGTTGTCATAGCGTATGCTGAGTGATATCTGTGTAGCTTCGTTTGAGCTGTATGCTAGGCTTCCGTAGTTAGCTGACACTAAGAAACAACCATACATTTCCCAAGTTTCAAGCACGTTTGGTGTATAAGCACCATTACCGCCATCTAGTATTTCGATGCGTGTTAGGAACTTATAATCAACACCACTAGCAGCTGAACTCTGCTCGTAGAAGTCAAATTGCTTCTGCATCTGTTCGCCTACTAGTTTCTGTACTATGCCAGTAGCATCTTCACGTATGTTGACGCTGATTGGTTGCCAGCTGTGCCTTCCTGCCAAGAACACTTGTGAATTGTAAGCGTTCATTGTTATTTCTTGGAAACTTGCATTTGGTTTTGTGCAATCTATGATTTGCCTTGATAGTTCTGTAGTTGGATTGGTTACACCAAATCCGTCAAAGGTGACCCTAAAGCGATAGTTGAGCTTCGGCATCAGCAAAGTTTGGTTGCCCGCGCTTTGGTCCGAAGATACCGGAACGCTTAATTTTGTTAGTGTTGAAATAGCCATTCT